GGTAATTGTTCAGCTCCTGTTTGTAATAGGGACGGAAAACTCGTTGCACTGCATAATGCAGGTGCTAACGGGGAAAATGTTTGTTTGGCTGTGACGGTAGAGATGCTTAAATCTCTCAACGTCATCTCTAAACAAACTTTTTAGATGTCCCGTTGCCTACAGCTCCTGAATGGGCCGCGTGGTACAAAAAGTATTTAATGCGACCAGTGTTTGCGGGAGCTGTGGGAACAACAACGGGTGTGGAATGTGTGGGTAACAACACATTCCGGCCATCCTCTGAATATAGAGAATGGTTTAAGAATGGTAATACAATATATTTAGGGAGAACCAGTAGGAGAGGTCTTCCCAAAAATAAGGAGTGTGTTAATACCTCCTTCATGAGTTTTTTGGTGGAGCAAGGTGATAAAGCTATGCTTGAAAAAGCAGCAGCATACCGCCAAGTTCAGCCGAATTTAGTAGCTAGTTTCAAATCTGTTTCGAAATACGACAAGTTTCAGCCAATCCTGAATAAGGACGCTTGGGAGCTTGCCGGTGATTGGACTGAGAGGCATTTTGCCCTAGCTATGGGTGGAAGTAGAATTGTTACCCAAGAGTTGGTGGTCCAAGAATTGGACATGCAAACTTCTTGTGGGTTTCCTTGGTCGCTTGAGTTTCAAACTAAGAGTGACTTTTTCGCTAGTCCAGCACAAGCTGCACTGGGCGATTATTGGGACATGTTGGGACAGGGCACTGCCCCTGAGGTGATGGTACCTATTTGGACCTGTGCACAAAAATGTGAGTTACGTATTGTTGAAAAATTACAAGCTAACAAAATCAGGACGTTCACAGCCTCGCCGATAGAACACTCGGTTGCTTGCAATCGAATGTGTTTAGACATGAATAATAACTTCTATGCGGGAGCCAACAAATGTTGGTCTTTCGTTGGTGCTAACAAATATAACCAAGGTTTCGATAAGTTATATCGGAGACTGTCCAAACACCCCAATGCATTTGAATTAGATGAATCAGAATTTGATTCTTCACTCTTTGCGGAGGCGATGTATGGACAGATGGAAATTCGTTGGAATTTGTTAGACCGGAGTGATAAAACACCAGAAAACCGATTGAGGCTTGAGCGATTATATGAATCGATTGTCAAGTCTGTGATTGTACTGGAAAATGGGGAGCTTATACAAAAAACTACTGGAAATCCTAGTGGTAGTGCTAATACTATCGTGGATAATACTATGATACTCTTTCGACTCTTTGCATATGCATGGATTATTTTGGCGGCTGAAAAGTTTGCTGATAGTAATTTACAAAA